ATCTTTAATCACCTTATCAGGACTAGAACACCATACTATGTTTTCTGGTCCGTGTGTTGGGTTGACTGGTGTTACTATTAGGTCAGCAAATTTAAGAGGGAACTTCTCTGCATCAGACAGAGATGTATCCAACATAAATTGTAGCATGAAGTTACTACGACCCATAGCAGACTCACGTTCGAGTAAGTCTTCTTCTAAGAACCTTGTATCTGTAGGTCTCCAAGTAAGGTTGGGTTCTTCCTTCAGATCATCAACTAACTGTGGAGCTAATAAACCATCATACATTGCTACCTTTCGGGGATACCGAGAAGGCCAGACAAATGGTTTATAGTTTCTTTCTCTTAATTTATTATAGACAGTAAACGTGGTCTGAGGAGTTCCCAAGAACATAATCCTAGAATCAGACTTAGGAGTAAGGATAGACTCACATTCAGTAACCAACTGTAGAAGTTTTTCACGTTGTAACTCCGTCATACTGTTATTTGGAACTTCTATATCATCTAATACCATCAAATCTGCTCTAGATCCAGTTAACTGACCAGTAATACCTACTGATTTAACACTGGGAGCTTGATGAGGAGCAGCTGGTCCTATATCAAAGGACACACGACTCCATCTTTGGTCATCACTCTTTGGTCTTAGAGGTGCTAACCACGGTACTTCTAGAATAAGACGTTGACAGAAGATAGAAAAGGAGTCTGCTCTATCCTTAGAGGCAGACACTACCATTATCTTCTTATTAACATCATTATATAACGTCCAAAGAACAAAAGCCGCAGTAATCCAAGATTTACCAACACCTCGAAAGGCTTGTATCTGTAATCTTTTTGGCCCATGTTGTAAATATTCTGCTATACAGAGCTGTGCTCTAGTAGGTTGTGGTAAAGCTAAGTGTGCCCAGACAGCTGTAAGGAAGAATCTAAAATCCCCCCTAAGCTGTTGTTCAATATTCATATCTATTTGGGTCTGGTTCTGTTGTCTTAGCCCGTTCCCTTAACTCTTCTATAGTAGGTGGAGTATAAGGTGTCTTGAATAGCTCAATCTCTGCGTTTCGTCTATTAACTAGACCTTCATTACGTCCATTTGAATCATGCACATAAAGCTTAAGGGCTTGAGTGATTCTTCGAGAGTTACCACTATTAAGAGCTCTGGTAATTATACCAAAGTTTTCCATATCACCATAGAAATTATTCCCAAGGTTATATCCAAAAGACATAATAGCTGCCTGTTGATTCGGGTTTAAACGTTGTATTGCGGGGATGTTTCTAAGAGTACCTTCTGTTTTAGAAGTATAATCATCCAGATATGAGCTTGCTGTCTCTTCATCAACAGGATCATCCTCCATAGTAACAGGTTTACCATCAGGATAGTAGGTAGAACCATAACCAATAGTAGCATGTCCTGAACTATCTAGATAAGGTATATGTAAGCCTTCTTTATTGAGTACAGAACCTTCACCTTCTTTCAGAAAGTTTCTAAGTGTCTCTTGGTCATATAATAAGGGTAAGGGTCCAGGATCTGCTATTGGTGTTTGTGTCATTGAATCCAGTTTAAAATAAGATTTTCTCTAAAACGGTCTGGTGGAAAAGTATCTCTAAACCACTTTAACCAGTGTTGACTTCCTTTGCTTTGATTACATTGTCTACAGGCAGGTACGCAATTGTTAGTACAGTTATGGCCTCCATTATATCTGGGACGCACATGGTCAATGGTAAGATCCTGTTCATCATGGGATTTACCACAGTAAATACATTCATAATTGTTTTTTTCCTTTATAGCTTTTCTCCAGAGTCTGTTTGCCTCGGATGAAGTCATAGCTAATAAATTGTAAGTGTAATAATTGTAAGTAGGAAATACTGGTGTCATTCTTGTTCTTCAGTAGAAGTGATTTGTGAATCATGGGAATTTCCCATACACGTTCCACCTTTCCAATCCATCCCTACTGCGGTTGGTGCAACACCATTTAACCATTTCTGAACAGAGAGGAAAGCTCCTCCTTCTGGTCCAGCTTTAGCAGAGTGCTCAGTTTCAGTAGTTATTCGGACTACCATATAATGAGCTACAGACAAATTGCAGTTAGGTTTCGGCATATTGGCATACCACATAGGTAATGTGATCTTACCGTTTGAAGAAAATTCTATACCTTTTAATGCCACTTCATATGAATCCACATTAGGGTGGGTATGAGGTGGTATATATACATCAGGTTTTACTGTTACAAGTTCAACTTGATACGGTTCATGTCTATAAATACATAATGATGTTAATCCATCTACAAAATGGATAGATTGCTTTAAGGGTGTGAAAATCTCCTGTCCAGCATCAAGATACCATTGTAAGAAATCGGATAAATCATCATCATAGGTTGCGCCAGTGTGGTCTGTAAATGCGGTCATTTTTTGCCTCGATTACGTGCTCGATTTTTAGATGCGTTCTCACGTACTAACTTACCTCGTTTAGTGTGAGAGAAGTCTTTACCTCCTTTACCATATGCTCCAGCTTTACGCCTAGCACGGTTTAATTGAGCTCTATACTTCTTATTGATCTTGAGTTTATTCCTAGCTCGTTGTGCAGCGTTTTTCTTTGCACGAGACTTAGGATTCTTACGATAATTTCTGGCACTTTTCTTTATTTTAGATAAAGGTAGTTTCTTAGGAGCCATTATCGGATAATTGCTTTTTGTACTGCTTCAAAATCAACATTAGGCATGATATCAGCTAACCTACCAAGAGGTGATTCATCAAAGGCAACACCTGTGATGTCGTTCTTGGCAAGCCAGTCTGCTGCTGCTTTAAGATCGGCAGTAGTAGCATCACCCGCTTTGATTCTTTCTAAAAATTCTGTAGTGACTAACTTGTGCAGTTCATTTAATTCATTTTCCCCTGCACGTCTGGGGATAACTTTTACATTTTCCATATCTTAAAGCATAAGGTTAATTTTTAGGGAACAACTGAGCTTCTAACAAAGTTACAGCTCTATCATCCACTTTATTATCAGTAGTAGACACAAGTTTCTTTAAAACATCTATGAGTAGTCTTTTAACTGAATCAGATGTTGCGAATGCTAAGATAATAGGTTTTAGTAGTACGATCATTTTTGGAAAGGGTTAAGTTTTTGATACCACTTTTTAGGTGGTGGTGGGTTTTTAGCTGCTAATTTCTTAGCAACTTCTTTTTTAAATGCAGATATAGCAATTACATCACTACATAAATGATACACACGTGTACCAGGTAGTAACATGAAACCTTTTTGTTGAAGTTTAGCGCAGTTATCAATTCTAACTAGCTCATAATTCAATTTCATTTTCTCATGTTGTTGTTTAGCTATAGATCTACATCGTTTTAAACCTTCTCTATCTAAGGGTATCATGAAGTTGATTTGACCACCCCAGTTTTCAGCTATAGTATAGCTAGAGGGTGACATACCATCTTCATTAATATCCCAAGGTTTCGTATGGTTCCCCATATAGAATGGAGAGAAGGTCATAGTACTACCATTACAGCTTATGTTTGGACCATAATGTTGTCTGGATGGAGCACCATTGTTTTGAAATTGGACGGCTTGGTTGGTCACATTGCCCGTTGCAGCCGCCACGGGGTTAGATGTATTATTTGTCTCACCCTCTTCTGCACGAACTGGTGCTACTGAGAGAAGACTGATAAGGAGACCGTAGTAGAAGTAGTGTCTATTTCTCTTTCTATTACTTGTGTTTCTAACACTTGAGTTGCTGTCCTTGATGTCACTTCTAACGTAAAGGGATCTCCAACTGTATGAATCGTGAAGATGGAATCTGTATCTAAGATTCCTCCAGAGCTTGCTGAAGTATGTGTTATGTTTTCTCCTGACCATTGATTTAGCACGGACCCATATTTCGTGATGGTTATATCCTCCACGATCTCTTGGGTCGTAGTTGTGGTTGAGTTCATGCTGCCTTGCGTGAACTGTGGGGTGACTAATTCTGCCTTTACAGCAGTTGGAAGTAGTAACAGCGAGAGAAACCATAGTCTTTTCATTCTTCTTTTTTCTTTGCCATAGGACAGTTAATTGTTGTACCTTTATCTTTATTATTATTACCAGTAGATAAACCGAAAGTAGCAAGTGCGCCCGTAAACACACTGGCAACGAACGTGATATCTGAGTTCCCAGCTTTCTTTATCATAGGTAACTCAACATAATTCATTGTTATTATAAATCCAGACCAAACAACTACGCCTAATCTGACGAAGGTTCCGAGGATTTGGATTTGGTGTTCTTGGTCTTCTGCAGCGTCTTTGAGTTTGCTGAGGAGTCCTTTTTTTTCTTCCTGTTTTCCTTCCATTTGTTGACTTTAGCTTGTAATTGTTTTTGAACTTTCTTTTTAATAGGTTCAAATAAAGATGAGGTAACAGAAGTAGTAGCTACTGCCACTACAGCTGTTGTTACTGCTGTCACCACTACTGCTGTTTCTGGTATAGGCATTTCTATATCAATAACAGGCAGCTTTAAAGTAGGTGCTTCAGGTTGTTCTGTTGTCTCTTCCGCTTTAGTTTCTTCAGGACGTTCTAAATCAGCTGGTGGTATAACCATAGGTTTATACGCTGGAACGTCTGGAGTAGGCGGTTTGAAGTATATCTGAGGGATATCTAAAGCTTTGGGTAGGGTAGCTCTAGGTATATCCATAATTAATTAGGTTTAGTAGGCCAAGTTGGTTTAGCAGGATCAGAGGTATTAGCAGGTAGATCTCTTAACGCTTGACGATAAGTTTTCCATTCATCCGATAATGTTCCATCGGATAAAGCTTTCCAATCAGTTTCAGCTAGCCTTTTTTCTCTTTCTGTTCTTAAATCTACCCATTGAATTGCAGTTCTTGACTTAGCTAGTTGAGCTTCTAGTTGTTCCCAAGTAAATGGTACTAAGTCATGTTTATATACACGTTCATCTTCTTTGAAATACCCCATATTTTTGAATTGTTCAGCGTTTGCTGGACATTCTTCCTGTGCCTCATGCAGATAATTCCAATGAGAATTAGCGTCAAGAGCTGCCACTGCATGTAGAAGTTCGTTTGATTTGTAAGTCATGGTGCTGCGTAAGAGTTGCCTTGGTTGCCTGAAGCAGAAGCACTATCTGAATCTACTTCAATTACTTCAAAGATACATTGTGTCCAGAAGTTTGGGTCTATCGTTTTGTTTATTACTTGACTGGCTCCACCTTCTGCTGAAATCCATTCAGCTCTATAAGTATGACTGTTTAAATCATTGGGAGCGAAAGCACCTACAGCATGAACACTATTGTTTCTTGTTTGACTGGATGATGCTTGGCTTGCATGACCTACAGCTCCACCATGTCCAGTATTATTATCATAAGTAAAGAGGACTCTAGCTTCATCGGTATTAGCATTACCACCCCAGCAGCAACTAAACCTGCAAATAACAAGATTTCCAGAAGTTCTGATGCTGTGACTAATACTATTTAAACCAGATACAGCAGAGAAACCACTAGAACCTTGGTTATTAGATCGTGTCTCTTGTTGTCCAGTAACGGCAGTCTTCCAAGAGATGACATTACTGTGGTGGTATTGAGTACCACTTGCCCAGATGATAGCCATTAGCTTACCTCCGTAAGATTGAATTTATATTTTTTACCGTTACGACGGTTAAGTAAGAAGAGTTCATCTTCTCCCTCTTGAATGGTATAGTTACCCCAGGTTCCGTCAACATCATTAACATTACCTTCATTTGATAAGTTTAAGTCATTGGTATAAACGTTTCTCCAACGATTACTTGAAGTTCCGCAATCGTAAGTGTTATTTGCACCAGGTTTGAGATGCCCACCAGAGTCAATCAGGACTCTATTAGAACCATTATATCTAAATATAAATCCATTTGAACCACCACAAAGATATAGATAGTTTGCGTGACCTTGTATTTTTGCATCACTGCTAACATCGCCTGTCCAGTTACCTTGAGGAAGTCGAATATCACTGTTGGCTGCTACCGTGACTGCACCAGCTCCACCAGAGAAGGTTATATCACTGCCAGCAGTATCAGCAGCATCTGATCTTAAGAATGAAGATGAATCGATTCCATCAACTGTTGCTGCATTACCACCGTCAGCACTAATAGTTTCCCATGTCATTCCACCTGTAGTACCAGATCTTTTGACAAGAGTTTGTCCATTAGATCCAGCATTACTTGCTTGTATCCTTGAATAATCTATTGCGTCATCAGCTATCTTTGCTTGTGTTACTGCATCGTCAGGAATCTTTGCTGTAGTAACGATATTATTAGCAAGGTGTTCGCTATCAATAGAACCATCTACATAATGCTGTGAGTCAACAGAGTTATCTGCCATTTTCGCATGTGTAATATTACCATTAGCTATCTTAGCTGTAGTAACATTAGAATCATTAATCTTTGATGTAGATATACAGTTAGATGCTAATTTATCAGCAACAATACTGCCATTAGGAATCTTTGCTGCAGTCACTGCATTAGAAGCTATCTTAGCTGTCTCTACAGAATTGGATGCTAATTTCTCAGCGGTAACTGCATCATTTGCAATCTCAGAACTTCCTACTGCGTTAGCTGCAATATGAGAAGCTCCTATGTTATTACTAGCTAATAACGAAAGGATTTCACTACCTGTTTGATCGGCAGTCGCTGATGCTTCTATTCCATTAAGTTTTGAATGATCTGCGTCAGTGAATACGTTTGAGTCAGTTGCTGCTTCTACTGCTGCTCTGATTTCTGCATTACTTTGATCTGCTGTTGCGCTAGCTTCTATTCCATCTAGTTTATCATGATGTGCAACAGACATAACTCCAGCAGCAGATCCTGTAGCTTCACTAATTGTTGCATTGTTTCCTGTGCTACTTGTTACAGTTACAGAACCACTTGCTGTTGTAGTTGCTAAATTTGTGGTGGTGTTTACTGTATTTGTAGATGCAGCTGTGACACGCCCTTGAGCATCAACTGTAATAGCAGGGATAGCTGTGGCTGAACCATAACTTCCAGCTGTTACAGACGTGTTAGCTAGTTTATCTGCTGTTACTGCATCATTATTTATTTTTGCTGTAGTCACAGCATTTGCAGCTATCTCACTTGCAGTAACTGCATTATCAGCTAAGTGAGCAGTTGCTACAGCATCTGTGGCTATTCCAGCGGTTTGTACTTTTGTTAAAGCCATTTAATTTTTATTATTGTGAAGGTGATCCATCAGAAATCCATCCAGTACAAATGTACTTAGTTTCAGATTTAGGAGGGAATCCTCTGTGAATCCAAGGCCATAAAGCAGGAAATAATACTATTGTACCTGCTTTAGGTTGGACTTTTAAACCATTACTAAATTCTGTATAACCATCTTCTTTTATATCATTAAGATACCATATAAAAGTGACTCTTCTTAATCCCATTTGATCATGATGCCACACATAGAAACCACCAGGTTTTGTTTCCTGTAGTTGATATCCTGTATCATGTGCCCCATCATTTGTGACGTGAGTTTTATAGATTTCAGGAACCCAATTTCTATATGTTTCAAGATGTTCACTTAAAGATTCTTTAAAATATTTATCTTCATCTTTCCAATCAGATAAACCAGTAATACTAAGATCAGTAGATTGTTTGACATCGTTGTTAACGATACCTTCACCTATTAATCCAGTGTATTTCCGATCATCTGCTTTAAACTTTTCAATACAATGCGTACAAAAATCTGGATCAAGAACCTTTTTTCTGATATATATTAAAGGGTCAATCTTTTTCATGGTGTGGTGCTTTAATAATTAAGTTTTCATGATGTAGCAAAGAGCATAGTAAGGTGGTCTGTTCTCGTGAGCAGCTGTATTACCAGAGTTTCCAGTATTACCGCTAACAGAGTGAGTATGATTTGCGCTGTTACCACCGCTATTACCGCCTAAGCTATGGCTATGGTTGCCTGTATTGTTTGTACTTATATTATGGCTATGGTTACCGTTGTTGCTAGTATTAGCTGTTGTACGTCCGCAGTCATTATTACTTGCTGGCCAAGGTCTATATCCATTATCGTTCTGAGCATCTTGCCTATCCCAAGTATGTGAGTGAGCACCAGTATTGTTAGTATTACCACTGTGGCTATGTCCACCAGTATTATTTGTATTATAGCTACCAGAATCATGGTAGTGATTAGCTGACTGGTTGCCAGTATTAGCAGAGAAACTATGACCGTGAGCTGCTATTTGGTTAGCAGATAGCGTAACATTAGCACTACCACCTGTACCACCTACACCGTAGGTACTTCCAGCACCAACAACAAACCTATCTCTTAAGTCAGGTGTGCTATTAGAGCCATTACATAGTACAAAACCAGAAGGTATAGCATTTTCTGCACCAGACCATAGAAGGATCATACCAGTTACAAAGGCTTCTATACCTGATAGGTTAGATCCGTCTCCTGCAAATGCTGTTGCAGTACATGTACCTGATATCGTGGTTCCTGCACTTGTTGTACGGAAACGTTCTATATTATCATAATAAAGATAAACACCTGCTGAAGTATCAAATATAGCCGAGTTATGACTAGCATCTTTGATTTTAAAATCTGCACCGTTTACGCCTAAGAGAATGTTGTGGCTTCCATCATGATAAAGTTGAAAATCATCTCCATCACCAAGTCTTATCTTTTCATCATCTTCTAAATCTAAATTACCATAAACTCGTAAGCCACTGTTAGTTGTCTCACATTTTCTTGAATTATTATAGTAGAGATTAACGGCTCCATCTTTATTAAATGCAGCCATCATTTCATCATCAGAAGATTTAATATCAATAGCATTATCGCTCCTGATAACTAAAGCTCCAGTCCCAGCATCATCTATTAAGCTTTGAGATCCATTATGATAGATTTTAAGATCTGCATTATTACCAATCTTCAATATGCCATTATCCCCTAACGTCCAATTCCCGTAAAGATTACCTCCATCAGCAGAAGTAAATAGACGAGAACTATTGTCGTAATAGAGTTTAATAGCCCCATTTTCCTCTGTAACTAATGCAGTTTCATTACCTGCAGCATTTCTTATAATTAAATTATTAGTATCCAGATATAAATTCCCTGTTCCTGACGTATCTTTTATATAAGAATGAGATCCATCATGGAAAATTTCAAGATCATTCCCAGTACCAAACTTAGCTTTAGCACTATCTGCAAAAGATAAGTCAGCATCTAACTGTTCTATATGTTCAGCACCAACTGCATCGTCTGCAATCAAAGCACCTGTTATTTGGTCAGCTGCTATGTGAGCTGTGTCTATACTTCCGTCTGTGTAGTGTTCCGAGTCAATAGCATTATCAGCTATCTTCGATCCATTTATACAATCACTACCTAACTTAGCATTGGTAACTGCACCGTCATTTATCTTAGCGGTGGTTACATTAGAGTCTGCTATCTTAGCTGTTGTTACGGATGCGTTCGATATCTTAGCACCTGTAACTGCATCAGAAGCAATCTTAGAACCTACCACAGCATTTGCTGCTATAGCTGCTGAATCAACTGCATTATCTGCAAGCTCTGCTGCTGTAACTGCATTTGTTGCTATACGTGCTGCATCAATAGCTCCATCGGCTATCTTAGCTGCTGTAATCGCATCGTCTGCTATTTTAGCTGTAGTTACACAACCACTTTGAAGTATTGCTGTTGTTACTGTATTATTACTTGGAGTACCTATAGTAACTGCACTACCTATAGTAACTATAAAGAAAGGCGAATTAGATGCAGGAGCAGAAGAAAAGATAATATCATTACCATCGCAAGCAAAACCGTCACTTGGTTGGCTAGTACCACTATTAGGTTTCTGTATGACTCCATTAATAGAAACTAATAATTGCGGAGCACCAAGGGCAGGAGCATTACTTAATTGGAACCTATATGCTGATCCATTAAATGTTGAACTACCACCACCTGTTCCACTTGAACTAGCAATCGTATTTATAAAGAAGTTACCAGGAGTAGCAACATCATCCCAACTAGATGTGGTGGAATTATACACCTTCATCTTGTTGTTTGTAGTATCAAAATATAGATCCCCGTCATCTAAAGATGAGTTAGGAGCACTTGATGCTACACGATATCTCTGATTAAAGTCTGAGACTAATGACTGAGCAGTTGCTACACCAGCTTCATCTACTACGAGTCTATGATATGTATATGTATTTAACGTAGAAGTTGTTTCTACTAACATCCCCTTACCAGCAGCTATTGTAGTGCTGTGAAGAGACGAATCTATACCATTAATAGTGACAGTAGTACCACCTAATGTACGACCAGTTGTACTTACACCAGACCCATTAACGACTACACCACCAGCATCTGCTATAGATACGATAGTACCTGCGTCATCATTGGGATCAGGGTTAGTATTTGGGAAGGATACCTCATTAGCTATAGGTACAAACCCCCCAGAGTCCTGCATTACAGTGACAATTCTTTCATTGACAGCTTGAGCTGTAGGGAGTTGCACATCAGTAGCACTTCCGCTAATTGACGTGATAATACTCTTCCCATCCAACAGGTTAAGTTCATCAATATTAGCAGTAAGAGTCTTAGAGCTGTCACCAATAATTGAAGCTGTTCCACTAGCTGATCCAGCCAGCGTTTTAAGTTCTCCATCTGCTATTTTAGCTGTTGTTACAGCGTTATCTGCAATTTTATTTGTAGTTACATTAGCATTTGTAATCTTAACTGTAGTTACAGAGTCACTTGCTAAAGCTGTAGTGTCTACTGAGCCAGCAGCATAGTGTTCTGTGTCTAAAGAATCTGCTGCAATGTGCTCTGAGTTGATAACATCATCAGCAATTTTAGAAGCATTAATAGCATCAGCTGCTATCTTAGCAGTTGTAACATTTAAGTCTGTAATTTTAGCTGTTGTAACAGCGTTATCACCTAACTTAGCAGTTGTAACTTGGCTATTTGCAATGTGAGCTGTATCTATTGAACCATCTACATAATGTTCAGAGTTAATAGAGTCGTCAGCAATCTTAGTACCATCTACAATATCCGCTGCTAAATGTACTCTATCTACACTACCGTCTACATATTGGTCACTGTCAACTGAATTAGCTGACATATGAGCTAAATCAATAGAACCATCTACATAGTGTTCAGAATCTATCTGATCATCAGCAATTTTAGCATTAGTGATTGCATCATTAGCTATCTTAGCTGTAGTAACTTGTAAGTTAGCTAGATGAGCTGTATCAATACTACCGTCTACATAGTGATCTGAATCAACAGCGTTATCTGCTATTTGAGCTGATTGGACAGCACCTGCTTCGATCTTAGCAGTTGTAATTGCGTCTCCATGTATATTTTCAGTATCTACAGCAAAGTCTGCAATCAAAGCATTAGTTATAGCGTCGGCTGCTATCTTTGCTGTTGTTACTTGAGCATTAGCTATGTGGGCTGTATCTATACTACCATCTACATAATGATTTGAATCAATCTGATCATCTGCTATTTTAGCACCAGTAACTGCGTCATCTGCTAACTTAGGAGTTGTAACATGACCATCTGTAATCTTAGTAGTAACTACAGAGTTAGTACCTAGTTCAGCTGCAGTTACTGCATTAGCAGCTATCTTAGCAGTAGTGATCTGTGAATCTGCAATATGCTCAGTATCAATAGAAGCTGCTACATAGTGTTCAGAATCTATCTGGTCATCTGCTATCTTTGCATTTGTAACAGCATCGTTTCCTAGTTTTGCTGTTGTTACCTGTAAGTTTGCAATATGACTTGTATCAATACTTCCATCTACTAATTCAGAAGAATCAACAGAGTTAGCTGCTAATTCCGTAGCTGTAATTTGATCTGCTAATCCAGTTAATACTACATTACCTGTATGGTTAGGTATTGTGACAGTACGATCAGCTGTGGGATCTGTTACTGTAACAGTAGTTTCATATCCATCATCTGTAGCACCTTCAAATATTAAAGTTTGATCCTCTAATATTCTTAAATTATCATCTTCACTAAACGTTTTCCTTTCTATATCAAACGCTTTGTTTCTTGCTTCTTGTGCTGTAAACTTAACTTCATCAAAGGCTGTATTCAGATCACTTGATCTAATAGTACTACCACCTGAGAAGCTTGTATAGTCTCCAGACTCATCTCGTGTTCTTCTCTCACAAGATACTATAGCACCACTAGCTAGGTTTGCATTGAATACAATTGTATTATTATTAGCAGAGATAGTATAGTTTGTAAGGCTTGTCCCAACCGCTACGGGAGGGAAATATAATCCAGTTGTATCGTTAACTTGCGGGTGAGAACTCTGGACAGTACTAGCAGTTGCTTGCCTTAACTGTAGAATTCTCGTTGTAGTACCTGCAAGAGTTACATATACATCTAGATCATCATGGTTATTCAGTTCGATCCCAATTGGACTAAAAGAAGCTGTACTTCCATTAGCCGCTGGGAATGTTTTTTTAGTTGTAACTGCCATTGATAATCAATGTTTAGGAATGGTGTCTATTTTGGAAACTCGTTAACTAAGTATTGAATCTGACTATAGCGACCACTCTTGCTTATAAGTTGTTTTTTCAACCGTTCATCAAGACGTGCTCCTAATTCAGGATTATTATGTTTTAGTTGTTGTATAGCAATCTTCTTAGCTTTTCTAAATTCTCTGTCTATAAGAC